CAAGCAATCGGCTAGCTACACCTGGCCGATCACGCTGGTTCTGCCTGTTGACGGTGGCCGGCGTGAGAAACATACCTTTGATGGTGAGTTCAAACGACTGCCTCAAACCAGAATCAACGAGATCGTCCGTCAAGCTCGCGCCATGGAGCGCGGCAAGTTGGCTGACGATGAAGCCTTAGAAGATCAGGATGCCGCTCGTGAGGTACTGATTGGTTGGGCAGGTGTAGTTGATGACGATGCAAAGGACATCCCATTCAGCGACACCGCATTGGCTCAGCTGCTTGAGATCCCAACAGTTGCTGGGCAAATTGTCCGAGCATGGTTTGAAAGTCTTGAGGTGGCTAAACGAAAAAACTGACAGGCGCCGTTGATCATTGGTACAACGGCGATGGTGAATCAAAGTCTGAATTGCAGCGCGAAGCCGAGTTGATGGGATTAGAGCTGCCTGACAGGCTTCTCAATCCAGTCAATTTTGAAGTCTGGCAGGAGCATGTGGAGGTAATCACCATGTTTCTGCGTTGCCAAACGCAATGGCGCTCTGGGCCAAATGGCGTATTGGGTTTGGACTATGGCGTGGTTTTGCAGCTGTGCACGCTTTATGCTGTGGAGGATCAACGCCAGTTGCTAGACGATTTGCAGATCATGGAATCACATGCCTTGCAACTGATCTCTGAAGCTGCTGAACGGCAACAGAAGGCTGCGAAACGCAAGGCCCGGAGGTAGCTGCCATGGCGATGAATCTGACCAGCGTTCTCAAGATCACAGCTGAAGTCACTGGCCTGCAGAGCCTGACTCAGCTGGAGAAAGGAATTGAGGGGGCAGAAAAGGCAGCCAATGCAGCCGGCAAGGGCTTCAAAGCCATGCTGGATTCTGGCTTGTTTAAGGCTGCAGCTGCAGCTGCTGTTGGACTAGGTGCTGCGATTGGCATCTCAGCTAAAGCTGCCATTGACTTTGAAACTTCAATGGCTGGTGTGCGTAAGGTGGTTGATGGCCTTGAAAGCCCTGAAGCATTCAAGCAAATCAGCAATGAGATCAAAACGTTATCAAGTCAGATGCCTATTGCTGCAAAGGGATTTGCTGATATTTATGCCGCGGCCGGTCAGGCTGGCATTGCGCGAGAAGACTTGAAACAGTTTGCAACTCAGGTTGCTCAGGTTGCAGTGGCTTTTGACATGACGGCAGAAGAAGCCGGCAATGCGATGGCCAAAATCAAAACATCGCTGGGCCTTGGTTTGCCTGCTCTGCAGGACTTGACTGATGCCATCAATACGCTTGGTAACAATACGGCTGCTACTGCAAAAGACATTGTTGACTTCACTTTGCGTGCAGGCCAAGCCGGTCAATCCGCTGGCTTGACAGCTGAGCAAACTGCTGCATTCGGTGCAGCCATGATTGCATCAGGTGCCCAATCAGAGGTCGCTGCGACCAGTTTTAACAATATGGTGAAGGCTTTGAGCCGCGGCGAAAGTATGACTGAACGCCAAATTGCTGCAATTACAAAATTGGGCTATGTGCAAGGTGATGCAGCAAAAAGCGAGCAGCAACTCACAGCCGAAGTTGAGATGCAATCTCAGAAGCGAATCGAAGCCGCTCGCAATGAAACAAATGAGATTTCAAAGGAGATCAACCGGCGTTACCGTGATCAGTTGCAAAGCATCCGAGATGGCTTTGACGATCAATCAAAGGCATTTGAAGATAGTCTGCAAGATCAGGCAAATGCACAGATCAAAGCATTGCAACGCAGGCAGGAAGCTGAGCTAGATGCATTGCGACAGGGTACAGAAGAATCAAATGCTGTTGGTCGCGATCAAATCAATGCAATTCAAGATCGTTACGAACAAGAAATTAATGTTATCCGTGACAACCTGAATGCACAACTTCAAGAACGTCGCCGCGCCGATCGTGATCGCCTCCAGGCTGTGCAAGATGGTTTGGATGATCAAAAGGATGTAGAACTGCAGGCAGTTCAAAGCCGTTTTAGCGAAACGCAAAAGCTGGAAGAGCAGAACAAAAAAATTGCGATAGATTCCGCCAAGCAATTTGCATCTGAGCAAGGCAAAGCTGCAGCGCTGCAACTGGCCAAAGGATTGCAAGAAAATGCCATTGGCACGATCACTGATGTGTTCAATCGAATCAAGCAGCTGCCAAAGGAGATGCAGCTTTCGGTGATCAGCGACCTGTTTGGTGATGAAGCAAGGGCGATTTTGCCCCTTATCAATAACCAGCAACTGCTAGAAAAATCCTTGGGGTTGGTAGCGGATAAATTCAAATATACTGGCTCTGCTACTAAGGAGTATGAAGTACAAGCTGGCACTACGGCAAACCAGGTAAAACTTGCTCAGAATAATCTTGAAAATTTAAGCATTACTTTTGGCCAGACTTTTGCTCCTGCAATTAGTGCTGCGATGAAAGCTATTGCGCCTCTGATAGAGGGTTTTACTTGGATGATACAAAACATCCCCGGCCTTGGTCCTGTCCTTGGAATCTTAGCCGGAGCTTTTGTTGCTTTAGTTGCAGTAGCACCTGGCCTGGCATCCATTGTTTTTGTCCTTCAATCCATTGGAGGGGCAGCGGCATTGTTAGCTCCTATTGCTGGATTCTTCGCATCTATTGCAGGCGCTGCTGGTGCCGTTATTCCTGTGCTTTCAGGCATTGGAGCCACTATTGCTGGTTTTGCTGGCGCTGTCGTTCCTGTTTTGACAGGCATTGTTACGTTCCTTGGCCCACAAGGCTTGATCGCATTGGGGATAATTGCTTTGGGCGTTTTGTTTTTTACGTTCCGAGAGCAAATTATTGGTGTATTCAATGCCATCATCAGCTTTGTTCAGTCAACCTGGACTACAATCACTTCGCTTCTTAATGCTCCGATTCAGGCTGCAATCACCTTTATACAGAATAATTTCCTGACCCCTATTAGCCAAGGCATCACAAATCTTGTCGATGCAGTCAAAGCAATCTGGCAAGGCTTGGGTCAGTTCTTAACAAGCCCATTTGAGACTGCTGCCACCACGATCAAAGGCGTAGTCAATAGCATCCTTAATGGGATTGGCAATGCGGTGGGCTCTGTGGTGAACGCCATCAACTCCGTGATCGCTGGCGCCAACCGAGCACTGGCTAGGCTCAACCTGCCACAAATTCCCCTCTTGCCATCGCCCAATATTCCGCAATTTGCTGATGGCGGTCTTGTTACTGGTCCGACCTTGGCAATGGTGGGTGAGGGCGGCGAGCCGGAGTACATCGTGCCTCAATCTAAGGCAAATGCATTTGCTGCTAACTGGATGGCCGGCGTTCGCGGCCCTGCTGCTATCCCACGCTTTGCCGAAGGCGGCGTGGTCACACCTAGCACCGCGAATGTGAGCATTCAGACGGGACCTGTGACGCAGATGAACGGCACTAACTTTGTGACGACACAAGACATGACCGCTGCAGTGCGGGCTGGTGTTCAGCAGACGCTTGACCTGATCCGCCGTGACGGCAATGTGCGTACACAGCTTGGGTTGGCGTAATGGCTCAGTACGACATCATGTGCTTTTTGGAGTATTACGCCGACCGCACCAGTGTGGTGGATAATTCCGGCAATCGCACTCCAACACGGCAATGGCAGAACTTTTATCAGGTCCCGCAGACGCTAAGCGTTGACGCCAATGCCACTGGCACCTATGGCTATCTGGCGTTTGATGTTGATGGCTTCGGTTCGACTTATGCCAAAAGTATCAACGATTTGAGTATTGCCGCTGCAGCCACTGGTGATTTAATAGACATTACAGATGCTGCGATGGCGGCGGACAATTTGGTGATTGCTTCGCTGTATATCCAAGACGCTGGCGAGGATTCGTTTCATGCGGCGAGTGCCCAGCTGATCAGCCGATATATCGGCAGCATTGAAGGCGCAAGCGTCAACGATGAAAGCGTGAGTTGGACAGTCAATCCGGCGATAAATAAATTGAAGCCGCAGGTTCCAACACGTAAAATTGCGGCAGACATGTTGATTCGCCAAATCGGGGAATAATGGAGCAAGTCTTGGGATTTAACTTCACCGCTACATGCGCTGATGGCATTGTCCGCAGTGGCGTGGTTTTAAAGGTCATTGATGGCGTCACAATTTATGCCGATGCGGATGGCAATGCACTGACTGGTTCGACTTGCGTCATCAATGCTACTGGTGGTGGCTTGCTTAGTATTGGGACTGATCTCGCTATGGCTTGCATTTCTTACCGTAAAGCTGAGGGTTTGATGTAATGGCACTCTTGAAGCCGATATTTTCGTTAAACATTCAAACCGCAAAAGAGCAACCTGCAGGGCGACTCGGTACTACTGCGGAACGCAGTGATGCAACGCTAAGTAAAAGCAAAAAACCGCAAGGAGAAATTGGCAAACAGCAGGTTCTGGCGACTGCAGGCGATACTGTCCCGATCGTTTTTTGCAAACGCGCTAATGGCGTGGGCGGAGCATGGGTGCAGCCGTCCATGATTAAGACGGGAACAAACGATTTTGCCGGATCGTTTTTATATGCCATTACTCAGGGCGAAATGGTCAGCTCGCCTCAGCGATATTTAGCATGGACTGGCAACGAAAATATCGGCTCGAAGCCTGGGGCAATAATTCTTACTCATTATTACTTATCAGCCGCTGCGATGGCAGCATCTAAAAATACCTGCCCAATCACAAGTGGAAATATTTTTTGCGACCTGAATACTTATTCGTACATTCAGGAGGTTTTCGGTTCTGGCAGCTTTACTGACCGCTTGCCATCCTGGGATACACTTTATAATTTTTATAATATTATTACAAGAGGAACAGGTGACACAAGTAATTCGGTTGTGCAGGTTGCGGAGACAGATGTTATCTTCATTAATCAAAGCGATGGTACTGATTTCACATCAGCTTATTGGGCAGCGATTGGTATTACGCCTTCGCCTACTGCTTACGTTTACTGGAATGGCGTTTATTCAGGTGGGGTTCTTACCGGGGGCAATACAGTCGGAACAATCATAAGAGTTCCAGCAAGTGGATATGCCAGCCCTAATCCAACGCTTTTTACTAGCGTGGGCGCTAACGGTCCATATGCAGTAATCTACGAAAACGCAACAATCAACAACCAAGTTAATCCAAGCAACCCCGCAAGCACTGGCACGCTGGAAGGCGTTCAAATCGAAGACCATTTAAGCACTTATGCCAATCCTGCATCACCGGATGCTAGCGCCAACTTTACGTCTTTTGCGGACATTACTTTTTTGGAAATTGATGGCAACATTTTTGACGCGCCGAGCTCTGGCAGCTATCCAACAACAACGCGACAGCTTTGCATTTTCTACGACAATGGTTGCAAGGTTGACCTGTATAGCGCAGGTCTGAGCGGTGGGGTTTATACGCAAGGCGCAAGCAATCAGTTTGTCGATCTCGCGATGCATTTATTTAAGACCATCAAGCGAGTCGATGGCGCAGCCACTGACGATCTGGCTGCTCCCATTGACAACAGCAATTTGGAGGACATTGCCAGCTATTGCACAAGCAACGGAACATTTTGCAATGGCGTGATTGATCAATCGCTGAACGTGATTGATTTTATTTCTAGCGTTGCGCCATTCTTTTTGTTGTCGTTTGTTTCGACCAATGGGCGATATAGCTTCCAGCCTTTGCTGCCTAAAAATGGCAGCCATGAAATCGATGTAACGCCATTGACGCCTTCAGCGACCTTTGACGAATCAAACATTTTACCTGGAACATTCAGCAAGGAATATACAGCCGCGGAAGATCGCCGCGCGGTCAATATAAGTTTAGTTTGGCGTGAAGTAGATCCATTGACCATTGGCATCCAACGAACGAATATTGTTCGCTATCCCGCCACCGGCAATGACGCGCCAAGCATTCAATATGACATGACCGACATTTGCACATCTTTGGATCATGCGATCTTATTTGGCAAATACGAGCTGGCTAAGCGAAAATACTCAACCCATAGCATCAGTTTCGCAACGCCGCTGCTAACCACCAGCCTGATCCCGACGCAAATCATCAAGGTGCAACGACAGCGGATCAGCAGCAAAGGCGACAACCGCACCGAAATAGACTGGTATCAAATCACCAACATCAAGCACGGCAGCGATGGCATCAGCACCGTCTCAGCGATGCACTTCCCTGTGGATGGCAGCGACATTGCAGAGATCAGCAATGAAGTGGTGAACGGTACGTTCGAGGTGATCTGATGGCGACCTTCCCTGCACTGACGCCGAGCACCAGGTCGCTGAGCTATGGCGACTATCCACAAGGCACCTATGAGGCTGTCAGTGGCGCCAACGTGCGGTTCAAGTACGGCAGTGACCGTGTGGTTCAGCGCCTACAGCTTGGGTATCAATATCTAACAGAAGCACAGATACAGTTGTTGCTCGATCACTATGAAACACAGCAAAGCACCTTGATACCTTTTGCGTTATCGGCCGAGGTCTGGGCTGGGTATGCAACAGTGCCAGTCTCTGCTGCCTACTACGAATGGCGCTATGCCAAGCCGATTGGGGTTGAGATCGCCTCACCGCTGCGTTACAACACCACCATTGAGCTGGAGTCGGTGCCAATCTGATGAGCACCTTCCCTGCGCTGGTTCCATCCACCCGCACCTTTGTCACTGGTGCGGTGCCTGCGGCAATGCAGATTGCCCTATCTGGTGTGGTGACAGGCTTCAGGCGTGGCAACCGACGGATTGCGCAGACGCTCAGCCTTACCTTCAGACTGTTGGAGGAGGCAGATGTCACGCTGATCCGCAACCATTACGACAACCGATCAGGCAGCTTCGACATCTTTTTTATGTCGAGTGAGGTCTGGAACGGTTACACCACACCACCCATTCCGCTGCTTAGTGATTTTGCTTGGCGATACACTGGCGCTCCAACAATCACAGACGTGGCAGGTCACCGCTGGGATGTTGAGGTCGAATTGGAGACAGTGCCAATCGATATTGGTGATCTTATTTTTGATGCTGGCTTAGCAGCCGCCGCACCTGCTCGTGCCTATATTCTGGATGCAGGCTTAGCTTCTGCTAGCCCCGCCCGCGACTATGTGGTGAGTCCACCCGGAGCCTTATGAGCATCACGCTTTCAGCACTGCAGAAGCAGCGGCGTGATACGGCTGCGAACTGGACGGCTGCGAACCCGACGCTGCTGGCTGGTGAAATTGGCATTGAGTCAGACACTGGCAAGATCAAGATCGGTGATGGCAGCACTGTATGGGCATCGCTTGGCTATGAGCCGTGGTCAGAGCTGAGCGCCTATCCAATCGTCAATGCTGATGTAGCTAGCAACGCTGAGATCGCTGTTAGCAAGCTGGCTGATGGTTCTGCATATCAATTATTGCAAACCGATGCAGCTGGCACAGGTGTTGAATGGACAAGCAATATTGATGTACCTGGCACGCTGGATGTAACAGGCGCCGCGACATTTGATGCAGCAGTCACGATCCAAGGCAATCTGACTGTCAACGGCACCACCACCACGATCGATACCGCCAACCTAATCGTTGAAGACAAGAACATTGAGATTGGCAAGGTTGCAACGCCGACAGACGTGACCGCTGATGGTGGCGGCATCACGCTGAAGGGCACCACCGATAAGACGATCAGCTGGATTGATGCCACGGATGC